GAACTGAGTGCAGACCATCGCCCTTCCACACTGGAAAAGCTGGCAGAACTGGCAAGTGATACGTCTGCGCCAAAATCGTCTGCACGGTCTGCGCCAGAACTGTGAGGTGGACAATGCAGCAAAAATGGAACCAGAGTTTTGACGGCGAACCCATGACGGACATCCCGCAGAAATTTCTGAACGCAGGATGCGATGTTTATATGGTGATGCAGCTGCGGCATGACGAAAAAATCCTTGATGAAAGATTTGCTTCTATGCGGGAGTTGAATCGTCGAGGCAAAACGCCCGACCCGGAGCATTACGAGGTCACCTACTATGCTGATCTGCCCGCCATGTGGCAGGATGTGCCGAACAACGAGGTTTTGGAAGAACTGTTTCAGGTGTTCAACCTCTCCCGTCCGCAGGATTTTGAGGGACACAGCCTGTCGGTCGGCGATGTGATTGCACTTAAACGCAATGGCGAGGTGTCTGTGCATTATGTGGACAGCATCGGCTTCAAAGATTTACAGGGGTTTCTGGACAAGCAGCCGGAACGCCCTTCGGTGCTGATGAATCTCAAGGAAAAGTGCGATGCCCCGGAGTGCAATCCCACCGTCTGCCGGAAAGCGAGGGCTGACCATGAACTTTAACCATGAAGAACTGATGCTGATGATGCTCTACAACACTGGCACCCGACTGGGGCTGGTGCAGGAGTTGCGACTGATGCAGTGCTACCTGATGCCCGACGAAACCGCCCTGCGAGAACTGTCTGAAAATGTGATTGATAAATTGAAGCTCCTGACCGATGAGCAGTTTGCAGAGATCGAATTTCCTATGGACTGATTTTTGCCGCCTACGGGCGGCGTACATATCCTCTCTTGCTCCGAAAATTTTTCATAACCCGCAAGAATGTGGTCTTGATAGTACACTTCAATTCATGCTATACTAAAATCAGTTTTATTGTACGGACAAAAATAGAAAGCGAGGCTTGCCAATGGACACCACAAAACGCTCTCCCCTTGACCGCCTGCTCTTTGCCACTTTTCTGAAAGGCCGCACTTCTTCTCGTGATATATGGGAAGAAAAGGGTGATATGACCCCCGAAGATAACCAGAAGATCATCGAGGAGACCAACGAGATCATCACTGATGATTCCACCTATCCTTATCTCAGTTATCTGACCAACCTGCTTGCGAAATCCAAACCCTCCGGTGATGCTGTCAAAAAACTACATGAACACATTGACACTATCGCAAAAGGATTGTATGAGGACAGCACCGACGTGTTCCGTGCGCTCCTTGCAAAACTGATCGAGCAACCGGAAGAAACGCAGACCTTTGAACGTCTGCTGGAGATGGCAGAAAAGTTTGCCGCACGATACGAATAAAACGCCATAGATTCCATAAGCGAGTGACCTGAAAAGGCCGCTCGCTTTTTTGTTTACAACGAGATTGAAGGGAGGAACGCTATGCCAAGCAAAACCGAAGAATACCTTGCCCTTGCCCAGCGCACGGCAAACGGTCTGACCCGGTATTGGGAACACTGGACGGATTATTTGACTACGGCATCCCGGTTGTATAAGTACAGCTTTGCCGACCAGCTGATGATCTACGCCCAGCGTCCTGATGCGACTGCCTGTGCGAGTTTTGACATCTGGAACAACCGTATGAACCGCTATGTGCGCAGAGGGTCTAAGGGTATCGCCCTGCTCGACCAGTCCAGCAGTGTACCCCGGTTGCACTATGTCTTTGATGTGAGCGATACCGGGGTGCGGCGCAATTCCCGTGACCCGGAGGTGTGGCAACTTAACGATGACCTGTTCCAGCCGGTATCGGAAATGCTGGCGCGGGAATACGGTATTCACCACGAACGGCTCAGTCAGCAGATTGCGGACATTGCCGGAAAGCTGGCAGAATCCTACTGGGATAACAACAGCTCCGACATTCTCGGCATCGTTGACGGTTCGTTCCTGATGGATTATGATGAAGCCGGACAGGAACTCCAGTTCAAGAGTGCCGCCGCAATCAGCATCATGTACACCATCTTGGAACGGTGCGGTTTTGAACCGGAGGGTTATTTTGACCGGGATGATTTTCAGGCAATTTATGATTTCTCGACCCCGGATGCAGTCTATGCACTGGGTGCGGCAGTCAGCGATTGCAGCCGGGATGTGCTACGGAATATCGAGCGCACTGTCAAAACGACCATCCGCCGCCGCAATGTAGAAAGGAGCCAGCATGAATATGATGAACAGGAACGTGACCTACTCGACCGTCGGGGATTACCAGCTCCCGAACCTGACCTTGAACCAGCCGCAGAAGCCGCTGGGCCGGTACGGACGGATGCGCCGGATGTACCTGATGGAGAATCGCCCGGTGCTGTACAACTCGATGCTGCTGACCGGGAAGCTGCATCCGCACCTGCTGGAAGTGGAGCAGGCAGCGGAGAACCAGAAGCAGCAGATGATGACCGAACTGCTGAAGCAGAACCCAGCCCCGGACAAAGCGAAGAACCAACTGATGTGGGTGCAACACATGAACAGCCTGAAAGCACAGGTGGAAGAAGTGATCCTGATGGAACTGATTTACAACTGAGTTTTTTCAATCTCAGCATCCCTACCGAAGCCCAGCAAATTGAAGCAATCGACCGAGCGGAGAACGAGAAATCGTCCTCCGCTTTTTCCTTGTCACAGGCAGAGATCGAACATGAACTGCGCAAACACGGCTCCGGCTTTCAGGATGGCAAGCAGCGAATTATTGAGCTGTACCAGACCCAGCCTGACAAAAAGCTCCGTGCCAAGGCACTGGCAAAGGAGTACGGCATCGGCGGTCATTCCCACGATTATCTGGATGGCAGTAGCGGATTTGTGAATTACGATGGAAAAGGCTTGGAATTTGTCCACTACCCGGATTATCAGAAAATCCCGTTGAGCTGGATACAGGTGGAAAAGTATATCGACCTGATGATTCAGTCTGATCGGTATCTGACGGATGCGGAAAAAGAGCAGCGTACTGTCAGACAGGAGGCTGAGCGTCAGCTCCCGATGCTGGACGGCACGGTTGCCGCAGAGTACACTGCCCTGAAAGAGCAGTATCCTAATACTCTTGTGGGCTTTGAACTGAACGGCAACTATCTGTTCTATGACAAAGATGCCGTTGCTGTGGAGCAGATTCTGCATACCAATCTTCTGTCACAGGAAAATACGCTCGGCAAGGTCAAGGTAACTGGCTTTCCGAGTGAGCAGTGGGTAGCAAAATCCAAAAAGCTGTGGGCAGAGGGCAATAACGTCTATCTGGCTGGCTTGAACGAAGATGGCTCCCACCACCAGACAAAATATCTCCGGGAATCGGATTATTTACCGATTGGCAGCATCGTCAAGCTGGATGACCGGGATTTTCGGGTGGAACACGTTAATTTTATGTTCAAATCCGTCAGCTTGCAGGACATGGAGCTGACGAAAAACAGACTGCCCATTTTCCGCAACGAGCATCTGCCGCACATCCGGGAACTGTACGAAGAACAGCAGGACGCAGCCATTGAGCTGGTTCCCGAAAAAGAGGTCAGCTATAAGGTCGGGGACGAAGTTGTAGTAGACCTTCCCACCAGAACAATTGAAGGAACCATCGGCTATGTTGGTGAAACCGATGTGCGCATCGACACCAGTGCGCACGGTCATTCTTGGGATAACGAGGTCATCAACCGGCAGCAGTTTGAGGAGGGACTGCGGCAGAAGGAGCCGGATGAGCCTGAACTGACCGATGAGGAACTGGATGAACTGCCGATCTCTGCGGTGATTGATGGCGAAGTTCAGACTTTCCCGAATGCCGCAGCCTTGGATGAAGCCCTCCACGCAGAACCTGTGCCTGAACCCGCTGGGAATTTTCACATTACTGATGAGCATCTGGGCGAGGGCGGTGCAAAGCAGAAGTACGCCCGGAACATCGAGGCCATCAAAACGCTGTTCCGTCTGGAAGAAGAACACCGTGGTGCTTCTGCCGAGGAGCAGGAAGTGTTGGCGCAGTATGTCGGCTGGGGCGGTCTGGCAGATGCCTTTGACCCCAACAAAGACAACTGGGCAAAGGAGTACACCGAACTGAAAGGAATGCTTTCGGAGGACGAGTACGCCGCCGCCCGTGGGTCGGTGCTGAATGCACACTATACCAGCCCCACCGTTATCCGTGCCATCTATGATGCAGTAGAAAAAATGGGATTCCGTAGCGGCAATATTCTGGAACCCAGCATGGGTGTCGGCAACTTTTTCGGGATGCTGCCGGACACCATGCAGGACAGCCGCCTGTATGGTGTGGAACTGGACAGCATCACCGGACGCATTGCGCAAAAGCTGTACCCGCAAGCTGACATCACGGTAGCAGGTTTTGAAACCACCGACCGCCGGGATTTCTATGACCTTGCAGTGGGCAACGTCCCGTTTGGCAATTATAAAGTTGCAGACAAGGCATATAACAAATTGGGCTTCAGCATCCACAACTATTTCTTTGCGAAAGCCATCGACCAAGTGCGTCCGGGCGGCATCGTGGCGTTTGTGACTTCTCGCTATACCATGGACAGCAAGGACAGCACCGCCCGCAAGCACATGGCAGAACGAGCCGATTTGCTGGGGGCCATTCGTCTACCCAACAACGCTTTCCGTGCTAACGCTGGTACGGATGTTGTCAGCG